TTATAAAAGCTACCTAGTAGCAGTATTGTGCTTCACAGTCTTAGCGATTGTACTCATGCCGTTTCTATACTTCACCACAGCGTGGTCAATTGCGGGATTCGCAAGTATCGCAACATTCATATTCTATAAGGAATACTTTTATGAAGAATAAAAAAACTGCTACTTGCGCCAACAAGTAACAGTATCAAGTACTTAAGAAAAATTTCAAGTTAAATATAAAACGAAAAATGGAGGAAGTCAAGATGTATTACGAAATAGGCAATATCATACGCAAAAATATTCATGTTAACGGATTCGATTTTAAGCTATTCATTTTAAAAGGTCATATGGGCATATCAATACAAATTAAAGATATGAACAACGTACCAATTAAACATGCTTATGTCGCAGATGAGAATGACTTAGATATGGCATCAGACTTATTCAACCAAGCAATAGATGAATGGATTGAAGAGAACACAGATGAACAGGACAGACTAATTAACTTAGTCATGAAATGGTAGAGGGGGATTAACTAATGGCTAATCTATATGAGCTATCAGAAGCATTTAAAGAGATGTCTAATCAAGATGAATTAGATCCAACATTACTAAAAGATACATTAGATTCTATCAAAGCAGAAATGAACGTCAAAGTAGACAACATTGTCAATTGGAGACGTGAAACTTTAGGTGACATAGATGTCATAGATAAAGAAATTAAGAGACTTCAAAATTTAAAAAAACAAAAACAAAATTTAACTGATCGTTTAAGAGATTACTTAAAAGAGATGTTAGAAACACAGGAAGTAGATAGTTACCGCACAGCTACTAATCATATTTACAAGCGCAAAAACGGGGCTAGTAAAAATATTATCGATGAAAAACTTATTCCAAAGGATTATTGGCTATCACAAGCGCCAAAGCTTAATTCTAAGCAACTAATCGATGATTTGAAAGCTGGGAAAGATATTCCGGGTGCTGAATTAAAGGTAACAGAAAGCCTGGTGATTAAGTGATGAACAAATCAGAAACAGTTGTTGAAATAAATAAAGCTATGGTTGCGTTTCGCAAGGAAGTAAAGCAGCCACTTAAAGATAAAAATAATCCATTTTACAAATCAAAATATGTACCACTCGAGAACGTTGTAGAAGCCATTGACAAGGCAGCAACGCCTCATGGGTTGTCTTATACCCAATGGGCTTTGAACGATGTAGACGGACGCGTAGGAGTCGCTACAATGCTTATGCATGAAAGCGGTGAATATATCGAGTACGATCCTGTATTTATGAATGCAGAAAAGAATACGCCACAAGGCGCAGGCTCGTTAATCAGCTACCTTAAACGTTATTCATTATCCGCGATTTTCGGTATTACTAGCGACCAAGATGATGACGGAAATGAAGCAAGTGGAAAAAATAATAATCCAAAAGAGCAAACTAGAACACAATGGGCTAGTAGCGAAACCATAGGGATTTTAAGGAAAGAGGTTATAGATTTCACTAACTTGATAAAGGGCACGGATAAAGAAGCGCCACAAAATATAGTAGAACAAAAATTCGACATAAATAACTATAAATTAACAGAAAAACAAGCAGCAGAAGCTATTCAAAAAATACGAAACAACGCAAAAACAATTACTGGAGGAAAACAATAATGTTAAACAGAACAGTATTAGTAGGACGCTTAACAAAAGATCCAGAATATAGAACAACACCAAATGGTGTGAGTGTTACCACTTTCACTATCGCAGTTAACAGAACATTTACTAACGCTCAAGGAGAACGTGAGGCAGACTTTATTAACTGTGTAACTTTTAGAAAACAAGCAGAAAATGTAAATAATTATTTATCCAAAGGGTCATTGGCTGGCGTTGATGGACGTTTACAATCACGCAGTTATGAAAACAAAGACGGGCAACGTGTATTTGTCACAGAAGTAGTAGCGGACAGTGTTCAATTCTTAGAACCGAAGAATAACAACCAACAACCAAACAACAATTATCATCAACAAAGACAAACTCAAACTGGTAATAATCCTTTTGATAATACCACTGCGATTATTGATGATGACTTACCGTTCTGATTGGAATGATTAGATGCCAATAATTACTAGTTATATCACTCAAGATGACGGTACAACAACAGTTGTCATCTCGGGTGTTGAATTAGGTAATAAAGAAACATTACTACTTGATAACGGGTTTGATGTGGAAGTCGATGTGAGCGTCATAGATCCGTTTCGAATTACCGGCAAGCAACGACGAAAAATATTCGCGCTTGTCAAAGACATAGAAGAATATACAGGTCAACCAATGGACTATATGCGACATATGTTCATCGAGTATGTAAGGACTTACTACGGCTATGATGAACGTATTTCACTAAGTAATTGTACGAGAACACAAGCAAGTCAAATCATTGAAGCAACGCTTGACTGGACGTTCTACAATGACATACCACTTAGCTACAAAACGAGTAATCTACTGAAACGAGATAAATCATTCTTATACTGGTCAACTGTTAACCGCAACTGTGTAATATGCGGAAAGCCTCACGCTGACTTAGCACATTACGAAGCAGTAGGTAGAGGCATGAACAGAAACAAGATGAATCACTACGACAAACATGTATTAGCGTTATGTCGCGAACATCACAACGAGCAACATGCAATTGGTGTTAAGTCGTTTGATGATAAATATCACTTGCATGACTCGTGGATAAAAGTTGATGAGAGGCTCAATAAAATGTTGAAAGGAGAGAAAAAGGAATGAATAGACTAAGAATAATAAAAATAGCACTCCTAATCGTCATCTTGGCGGAAGAGATTAGAAATGCTATGCATGCTGTAAAAGTGGAGAAAATTTTAAAATCTCCGTTTAGTTAATACAGGTTTTTACAAAAGCTTTACCATAGGCGGACAAACTAATTGAGCCTTTTTTGATGTCTATTACCCATGGGCTGTAATGTAACTTTAATACTTCAAATTCAATGCCAGAAAGTTTACTTATTGTTTCTAGGTTGTGTCCTGACTTTAACATTCTTTTAACAAATTCTAATCCCGAAACAAATCTTTGTTTTTCTATAATCTTATTAAAGTGATTTAAAAACTGAGGAGCATAAAACTTATTATAAATTCCTTTTTTTGTTAAGTAAGACATGTCAAAAGTTTCATTTAAAACCCCTAACCTTACTAGGTTATTAATTGAAATTTCGGTTGATTCTATATCTAACGGAGAGTCTTTTATTAACGTGTCCGATATATTCATACCGTCATTCTTTGGGTTTAAAACCGCTCTATATTTAACGGCAGGATGTACTTCGTGATTCTTTAAATGTTTTAAAAGAATAGCATCATTTGGGGATAATTGTTTAATTATTTCAACAAATGAATGGTGGGTTAATGAGTTTTTTCTGTCATCCATAGATGATGCTATTAGTTTTGCGAACATATTACTTAAAGTTTTTTCACTAATGTAAAACTTTGAAGCTTCTAGAGCAGGACCTAGAAGAGAAAATTGTGGTTCTTGTAAATTATTTTCAGGTACAGAAGATATTTCTTTTTTAAATTGTTCTTTGAATTTTTCAAATTCTACTTCTCTTTGATAAATAACTTTATCCACATAAAGGTGGAATTTCCCAAAGACAAGTTCCCAAGTTTTAGAGAATGTTTCTACAGGCCCTTTTGATGCGCCTTCAATAATTTTATCAATACCTTTACCTAAAATAGGATCCATAATTATTCACCCCCAATCTAACGCAATAGCGATAATAAAATTATACCAGAAAGGAGATAACGAAATGGCAACATTTAGAACGATAAAAGAAAGTGGCGATTTTGTAACTGTGCATAAATCTTTTGTGTTCGATAGTAATTTAAGTGCTAAAGCTAAAGGGATATTATTGTATTTCCTAAGTCGTCCTGACAATTGGCAAATATACACGTCAGAAGTAGTTAAACATATGAATGATGGACAAAAATCAATCAATAGTGGCGTTCAAGAACTTATGGATAATAAATATGTTCACAGAATACAAAAAAGAGCTGAAAACGGTGTGTTTAAAGGTTTTGAATACTTAGTTTACGAAAAACCAACCGAAATGCCATTTTCGGAAAACGGATTATCGGCAAACGGGTTTTCGGAAAACGGAAAAACGGAAAACCGAAAAGGGCGTACTACTAATAATAATAGTACTAATAATGATTTAACTAATAATAACAATACTAATAATGATGGAAGTATATTGTCGGGCAACCCGACTGTGTATTCCATTCCCTATAAAGAAATTATCGAATACTTAAACAAAAAAACAGGAAAGCATTTTAAACACAATACAGCTAAATCAAAAGATTTTATTAAAGCAAGATGGAATCAAGATTTTAGGTTGGAGGATTTTAAAAAGGTGATTGATATCAAAACAGCTGAGTGGCTAAACACGGATAGCGATAAATACCTTAGACCAGAAACACTTTTTGGCAATAAATTTGAGGGGTACCTCAATCAAAAAGCGCAACCAACTGGCATAGATCAATTGGAACGCATGAAGTACGACGAAAGTTATTGGGATTAGGGGGATATTATGAAACCACTATTCAGCGAAAAGATAAACGAAAGCTTGAAAAAATATCAACCTACTCATGTCGAAAAAGGATTGAAATGTGAGAGATGTGGAAGTGAATATGACTTATATAAGTTTGCTCCTACTAAAAAACACCCGAATGGTTACGAGTATAAAGACGGTTGCAAATGTGAAATCTATGAGGAATATAAGCGAAACAAGCAACGGAAGATAAACAACATATTCAATCAATCAAACGTTAATCCGTCTTTAAGAGATGCAACAGTCAAAAACTACAAGCCACAAAATGAAAAACAAGTACAAGCTAAGCAAACAGCAATAGAGTACGTACAAGGCTTCTCTACAAAAGAACCAAAATCATTAATATTGCAAGGTTCATATGGAACTGGTAAAAGCCACCTAGCATACGCTATCGCAAAAGCAGTTAAAGCTAAAGGGCATACAGTTGCTTTTATGCATATACCAATGTTGATGGATCGTATCAAAGCGACATACAACAAAAATGCAGTAGAGACTACAGACGAACTAGTCAAATTACTTAGTGAGATTGATTTACTTGTACTAGATGATATGGGTGTAGAAAACACAGAACACACTATAAATAAACTTTTCAGCATTGTTGATAACAGAGTAGGTAAAAACAACATCTTTACAACTAACTTTAGTGATAAAGAACTAAATCAAAATATGAACTGGCAACGTATAAATTCGAGAATGAAAAAAAGAGCAAGAAAAGTAAGAGTAATCGGAGACGATTTCAGGGAGCGAGATGCGTGGTAATCACAAAACAAAATATAAAAGAAATATTACATTGTAGAGATGTATATGCTCAAAAGATGATTGATTTTGCAAACGGAGACCAAGAGAAACTTAAAAAACTTATTGATGATAAGTTGAAAGAAAAAGAAGAAAGACCCGCAATCGTCGAATATTAAGGAGTGTTAAAAATGCCGAAAGAAAAATATTACTTATACCGAGAAGATGGCACGGAAGATATTAAGGTCATCAAACATGAAGATAACGAGAATGAAGTTTATTCGCTCACAGGAGCCCATTTCAGCGACGAAAAGAAAATTATGACTGATAGTGACCTAAAACGATTTAAAGGCGCTCACGGACTTCTATATGAGCAAGAGCTAGGTTTACAAGCAACGATATTTGATATTTAGAGGTGGCGCAATGAGTAAATACAATGCTAAGAAAGTTGAGTACAAAGGAATTGTATTTGATAGCAAAGTAGAGTGTGAATATTACCAATATTTAGAAAGTAATATGAATGGCACTAATTATGATCATATCGAAATACAACCGAAATTCGAATTATTACCAAAACTAGATAAACAACGAAAGATTGAATATATTGCAGATTTCGCGTTATATCTCGATGACAAACTGATTGAAGTTATCGACATTAAAGGTATGCCAACCGAAGTAGCAAAACTTAAAGCTAAGATTTTCAGACATAAATACAGAAACATAAAACTCAATTGGATATGTAAAGCACCTAAGTACACAGGCAAAACATAGATTACTTACGAGGAATTAATTAAAGCAAGACGAGAACGCAAAAGAGAAATGAAGTGATCTAATGCAACAACAAGCATATATAAACGCAACGATTGATATAAGAATACCTACAGAAGTTGAATATCATCATTTCGATGATGTGGATAAAGAAAAAGAAGCGCTGGCAGATTACTTATATAACAATCCGGACGAAATACTAGAGTATGACAGCATAACAATAAGACACGCATATATAGAGGTGGAATAAATGAGTATCGTAAAGATTAACGGTAAACCATATAAATTTACCGAACATGAAAATGAATTGATAAAAAAGAATGGTTTAACTCCAGGAATGGTTGCAAAAAGAGTACGTGGTGGCTGGGCGTTGTTAGAAGCATTAAACGCACCTTATGGCATGCGCTTAGCTGAGTATAAAGAAATCGTGTTGTCCAAAATTATGGAACGAGAGAGCAAAGAACGCGCAATGGCTAGGCAACGACGCAAAGAGGCCGAGCTAAGAAGAAAGAAGCCACATTTGTTTAATGTGCCTCAAAAACATTCACGTGATCCGTACTGGTTCGATGTCACTTATAACCAAATGTTCAAGAAGTGGAGTGAAGCATAATGAGCATAATCAGTAACAGAAAAGTAGATATGAACAAAACGCAAGACAATGTTAAGCAACCAGCACATTACACATACGGCGACATTGAAATTATAGATTTTATTATCGAACAAGTTACGGCGCAGTACCCACCACAATTAGCATTCGCAATAGGTAATGCAATCAAATACTTATCTAGAGCACCGTTAAAGAGTGGTCATGAGGATTTAGCAAAAGCGAAGTTTTACGTCCAAAGAGCATTTGATTTGTGGGAGGGGTAACGATGGCAACGCAAAAACAAGTTGATTACGTAATGTCATTACAGGAACAATTGGGATTAGAAGACTGTGAAAAATATACAGACGAACAAGTTAAAGCTATGAGTCATAAAGAAGTTAGCAATGTGATTGAAAACTATAAGACAAGCATA